GAAAGAGGATTGATTGGATATTCTTCATTGAATAAAGCTGATTTAATAGAATTATTAAAAGATAATGAATAAGAGGGTATTTTCGCCCTCTATTTTTATAAGAGGGTGATAATTTGCTTGAAAATATAAAACTAATCTTAGGATTAAAAAAAAATGACTATGATAATATAATTACTTTATATATAAATAAAGTCACTAAAAGAGTAAAAGGATATTGCAATATAGAAAATTTAGATGAAATAGAAGAAAAGGAAAAAGATGCATTAAACGAATTTATAGAAGATAAAGTATCAAATATAATGGCTTATAAACTTTCACAATTAGGAGAGAATGTGGATGACTCTTCAACAGTGACCCCAGCAAACCAAGGCGCCATAAAATCTATTACAAGAGGCAGTGTAAGAATAGAATATAACTATGATAGTGTCTCAACTGACTCTGGAGGAGCATCTGTAACTAAAAGCTCTCCAGAATTAACAGATGATGAAAAAGAATATTTAAACCAATTTAGAAGATGCAGATTTTATTAGGAGGTGTTATTATGGCAAGTGAAGCGGATATAATAGCAACTCTGTATTTTGATAGCATGGATATATATAGAAAAGAAAAAGTTAAAAACCCTAATACTGGGATTACAACTATGCAAGAAATATTAAAATATTCTGATCTCAAATGTTCATTAGACAAAGGGAGCGAAACAACAGTAGCAGGCGAAACAGGAACAGCCTATATTTCAGCAGCTTATAAATTATTTTGCAGACCAACAGTAGATATACAAGTTGGAGATAAGTTAGTTATAACTTACAATGGAAGAACAGAAGAATTTGAGGCCGGCGAACCTTATCCATATAAATCTCATATAGAAACTCCAGTCACTAAGAAGGTGAGAGTATAATGAGTGGATATAGTTTTGAAATAAGTGGAATAGATGAACTTATAAATCAAATAGAACGAACAAGAATTAATTTTCCAAGGGATTTGCAAAAATTAATTGAAAAACATGGAGGAAAGTTACTTAGAGATACTAAGATGAAAACTCCAGTTGATACGGGACAATTAAGAAGGAGTTGGGAGTTAGAAAAAGGAGATTTATATATTAGACTGTACAATAACGTTGAATATGCTCAGTTTATTGAGTGGGGCCACAGAACTAAAGGCGGCAAATCATACGTTGAAGGAGTTTATATGCTAAAAACCTCTTTTGAGAAAACTAAAAAAAATTTTGAAGAAGATTTAGAAAATCTATTTAAAAAATACGGCTTCAAATAGGAGGTGATTAAATGATACCTCTAAAAAATATATTATTTGCTACTACAAAAGCAGTAGCAGAAAATTTTCCGCAAGATGTATATATAGAAGATAACAATACGCAAGGCTTTGATAAGTCTTGTTTTTTTGTGCAAATATTGCCTATTTCAAGTTCAGCTATAACTAGAATATCTAACCTAAGAACTATATCAGTATCAATAAAGTATCTACAACAAGCAGGAGAAAGCATAACAAATATATATGATGCCAGTGATAAACTTGAAAAAATATTTGGAAGGACTTTATTTGTGGATGATACTTATTTGACAGTAGGTGATATAGAAAGCAATATATATTCAGATGAAATAGGTAGAATACTTGATTTCATGATACATCTTGATTTTGATGATATTAAATATTCACAATATACTGGTCCGTTGGATAATCCAGATAGCGAACCAACAGAATATGAATTAATGAAAGAATTACATTTACAACTTAATGAATTAAGAAATATAACAATAGGAGCTGATGATCCTACTTTGCCAATAGTGGACAAAGCTATTGTAGATATTTCAAAATTATTAGAGAATTAAAAGGAGAGTGAAATAAATGGCTTTAGGATTACCAAGTATAAGTATTAAATTTATACAAGAAGGTATTACTGCTATAAGCAGAGGATCCAGAGGTATAGTTGCAATGATAATAAAGGAAGAAAAAGCTATATCTCCTGCAACTATAGTTGATGTAACCGATATACCTAGTGATGTGACAGATAATAATAAGCAACTTATAACGAATGCTTTAATAGGAAATACAAGTGCACCACTAAGATTAGAACTATACATTATAAGTGGAGAATTAACTTTACAAGATGCTTTAAGTTATTTTGAAAATACACAATTTGACTATTTATGCTACCCATCAGCTGTAGATGAAGATAAAACAGCAATAGTAACATGGATTAAATCGCAAAGAAATTTAGGAAATATGGTTAAGGCAGTATTAGCTAATGAAACAGCTGATTATGAAGGAATAATAAATGTAACTCAAAGTGGAGTAGTTGTAGGAGAAAAAACTTATACTGCTGCTGAATTTACTGCAAGAGTTGCAGGATTAATAGCTGGAACAGATTTAAGAATGTCAACCACTTATACTTCTGTACCAGAAGTTGATTTGATACCTTATGAATCAAGAACTGAAACAACTGAAAAAGTAGGGAAAGGCGAATTTATTCTTTACAAGGAATCAGGAAGAATAAAAGTGGCAAGAGGAGTAAACAGCTTAACTACTGTATCTGATACAACTGTAACAGATATACAAAGTAAAGGTGATTTATTTCAAAAAATTAAGACTGTTGACATAATGGACTTAATAGCAAATGATATAAGAAAAACTGCAAGAGATGCATATATCGGAAAATTAAGTAACAGTTATGATAATAAAGTATTACTAATTACAGCTATCCATGGTTATTTTGATGGATTGATTAATGATGGACTAGTTGAAAAAAATACAGTAACAGTTGATATAGATATGGAAGAACAAAAGAAATACTTAAAATCAAATGGAGTTAGTATATCTACTATGAGCGATCAACAGATAAGAGAAGCAAATACAGGAGATCAAGTATTCATATCTGTAGAATGTAAAATTCTTGATGCGATAGAAAGTATTAGCATTCGCGTATTTATATGACACAATAGAAACAAAGAATCAGATGGTTTGTATAATATTCCATAAAATGTCTATAATATAAATAAAGATATTATGGAGGTGTTTTTATGGAAGAAAGATACGGGCATTTAACAATTATAGAAGCAACTAAGGAAAGAAAAAATTCTTACGTTGTTTATAAATGTAAATGTGATTGTGGTAATATAGCATATAGAACGAAATCAAGTCTTAGAACAAGTGTTAAAATATCTAAGAATGGTGGACCTTTTTGTGATGAATGTGCAAAAGCAATAGAAAGACAATCAAATATAAAACATGGAATGTGGGCTCAAAATGCTAGACTTTATAGGATATGTAAAGGGGCAAAAGGTAGATGTGAAGATCCTAAAAATACTTCATATAAAGATTATGGAGCAAGAGGAATAAAATTTAAATTTAATTCTATACAACATATGTATGAATGGTCTTTAGAAAATGGATATGCAGATAATTTAAGTATAGACAGAATAAATAATGATGGTGATTATGAACCTTCTAATTGTAGATGGGTAGATATATATACTCAAGCTAATAATAAAAGAGATACAGTTCAATTTCATGGGATTAAAGGAACTGAAAATGTAGCAAAATACTTAGGAATTTCTGTTAGAAGATTTGCCAATATGTTATATAGAGATAAAATGACATTAGATGAAATATATGAAAAGTCTAAAACCGATCCACTATTCTATGCTACAAATACAGAGAGAAGATCTTTTGCACAAAGAAAAAGAAAAGATGAATGGAAAATCAATAAAGAAGAAGCTATAGAAATAGTTAACAATATAAAAAATGGTTCATCTATCAATAGAGAAGCTAATAGA